TTTCCACTTATGGTTAATCTTTGTTCTTCCTGAACCACTTTAACTTCTTCCTTTGTAAAGCCAGCCAAAGCTAATTCGATCTTGAACTCCGTATCTGATTCCTTAATCAGGTTATGAGGTGGATAACTTTGATTATCATTTTCAGGCATATCCATTATTCTTCGGAATAACCTGTCATAACCTATAGCCCTTCTCTCAAACTTCAGTAGAGAAGGAGTGTTAAGGAACTTCCAATCACCTTCTAGTCTTACATTCATAGCGTTCTCCTTATTAAGCAAGAGGTTATAGAACCCACTATTGGCATTCTATATACTATATTATACTACATTTTTAACCATATACCAAGTCTTTTTTTTAAACTCCACAAGTTCCACCTGATCCGGTGATCTCACAAATATCATGAGGTTGTACATTATCCTCAAATTCTTCTCCTAATTTTTCAATTGTTTCATTATAAGGAACCTTGGTTAAAGGCTGACCGCCCCTACATCCATCAGGATAACAGGTGAAACCTCTCAATCTGTGAGCATACTTAGCCAATGTCTGAGCAAAGTCCTCTACCTTCCCTTCGTTGTTGTCCTCTGTATCCCATGCTGGAAGATTAATTGTGCTGGAGATAGCCATATCTACATACTCTTGAACATTGGCTTGAAAGTTTAATCTCCTTTCATAGTTGGTTACCAGATCAAGGGCAGACTCAATACTCTCAGGCTTGACATCATAAAGTTCGATCATCTCTTGAGCAGCACTATCTACTACATACTGGTAATGCCATCTCTTGTTCTTCAGATACCTTCTCTTATAAGAGACAGCAAAGATAGGCTCTACTCCGGTAGATGTACCTCCCAGTATTCCTATCGTACCAGTAGGAGCTACAGCCCTGACAGCAATAGGAACAGAGATGTTAAGTGTATTAGCAAAAGATCTGGCTACCTTATCTGACTCCGCTTCATATACCTTGAACCATCTGTGAAGTTCCGGTGTCGTTTCATACTTATGTCCACGTTGTATTAACCACTCATGAAGCCCCATCAGGCCAAGTCCTAAACGTCTATTTGAATTTCTAACTTCATACACTTTCTCGTAGGGGAGTGTAGCTCTGAGGGTGCCGCACAATAGAAACTTTGTGGAAAGTTGGACAACCTCTTGCAACTGATTAAGGTCGTCAATACGAGCAAAATTAAGGCTCCCCAGATTGCATACGTCACTATCGTCTTCACTAGTAACCTCCGTACATGCATTTCTGAGGGTTTCATTTTCCTTCTCAAAGAAGTTAAAGGAAAATCCAGGTTCCCCTGTTTTAAGAGCTTGACGCACATTAGTTCTAAAGACATGTCCCAGATCTCCTTTCTCCCAATAGTTTAATAACCATTCAGTATCATAGTTAACAGATATATTAGTCATATCCAGAGGAGCAGGGAAGTTAAAGTCCTGTTGTTTCATATCTCCATAGGACATTCCGGGTAAGGGAGAACCTACCTCATCTGTCTTACCTATAGGCATATCGAACCAGTTCTTAGCTGTAAGAAACTTATCTACATCATCATGCTTCCAGTTCAGAGACGCATAGATAGCAGACCTTCGACTGCCTCCTTGCATAACTTTCTGACCTATGGAGTTGATCATCTGCATCTTAGGTATAGGCCCACTGGATATACCGCCAGTACCTTTCAGGGTTTGTCCCTCTGGTCTGTAGGTCGAATAGTCTACTCCAATACCACCGCCTGTCATAAGACAGGACTCAGACTTCCAAGACAGGTTAGCCCAATCTTCTCTGGTATCTTCCTCTGCCTTAAGAAGGTAACAATTATTAAAGAACTTCTTTTCTCTGCCAGCATAATAAAGATACCTGCCGCCTGGTAAAAAGCGAAGGTTGGATATATGATCTATCAATGCTTCCTTCTCATCTTTACTAAGATTGTTTTGGCATACATCCTCGACTAGAGTACAAGCCAACTCATGAAAAGTCTCTGCCCCTTCATGAGAATACTTGGTATAAAATATATCCTCACTGAACTTGGATCTGAATTGTGGATTACGATTTGATTTGAACATGCGTACCCCTTTCTATTAAATCGTTAAATAGATCTGCTTGCTGTCCTTCTTCCGGGTATTCTAATGCCAGTAACATTTCAGCATAATGAATTACTTTCTCGATGTCTTTCTTCCCTTCTCCTTTCTTGTTATGTCTGGTAATATATTTTACAATATTAGCTTCACATGTATTTAACTTATTCAATTGGCAATAGACTGTAGGTTGTATAACACAATCTTTATAATGATCTCCACCTACTTGTTTATCTAAAGGACTAGAGTAAGGATTGTAATTTTCTTCTGACATTTTTAGTATCTCCAGATTTAATAGCTTCGTATGCAAATATCCTTATCTTAACAGGATCAACTTTAGCATACAAACATACAGTTTCAAAGTCTTCACACGTTACACCAATAGAAGAAAAAAACCAAGCGTTAGCTTGATCTCTTTGTATTTTTATTTCACTAGGCTCTCCTTCAGTCTCAGGTTTACATAGATCTAGAATAGCTTGTAAGATAACAGAAAGATATAGAGCTTGATAAGAATCTTTGTTTGTTAAATCATATAAAGATTCAACTGAGACATCAGAAGAAAGAGTCATGATGTTCTTCTACTGGTCTATAAAATTTACCTCCTATATAATTATTATAATAAGCAGGTTCATCTGTTCCCTCCAGTGTAGCTGTCAGGACATGAAGTTTCATTTGATAATAACATTCATAGTATCTTAGACTTCTCTTATTTTTAAACTCTCCAATGATTTCAAATTGAAAGTTTTTCTTTCCTATCTTTTTGATATCTTCAAGGAGTGGTTTAGAAGATCCCATATAGGATTTCCAATTTGATTCTGATTTCTTTTTCTTCTTTCTATAATTAAAATATTGTTTACATCCAATGTAAGATTTTTTAGTTTTTAAATTAGTTATAATGTAGACAAATCCAAACTGAGTAAGGTCTGGTTCTTTATCAGATACCCAATGCATTACTTATGATAAAGCTATCTCAGGAACATCAGGTTCTTTACCTATTTGAACCATAAATCTTTTCCCATTTGCATACTGAAATACTCGTATACCCTGACCTTGATTAACATCTGCCCAGCATTCTTTCTTATGTCCACAATAGATGCAGCCAACTGCAAGTTTAAGGTTACCGGACTTGCCGTCAGGAACTCCAGGATAACATCTCTCAGGAATGTCAGGACTATCCACCATCTTTTTAAGATGTTTAATTCTGGTTTTAGCATTGATCATTTCCATCGAATGCAGGGATGTCAAACAGATCTCTCCGGTAGACTTATCAATGGCAAGGAATGCAGCCTCATCTATACCATTGGCCTCTGCATAGGCAGATATCTGTGAGATGTAACCGAAAGGATCATCTGTTATAAGAGTATTATTTTTAAATTTCTGAAAGCTTCGGCCTGAAGCACTCTTACAG